CAGTGCTAAGGCAAACACATATAACTCTTCATCGTTTTTCTTTACGAAGTCTTCCCATCTGTCCCATTCGGACTTAGTTGTTTGTCCTTGATCCCACCGCATTGTTTCGCAGGTTGCTGATCCTCTGCCGTTTCCAGTTCCCACAACTCCTTTGTAAGAGCAAGCAATGTCTCCATACCTTCTTGCTTCCGCTGATTCTCCATTAAGGTTGTATTCTGAAACTACTACTGGTTTACCCAGTGATAGTGCGTCTTGTATGGATTTGCGAAACTTCTCCTCAGATAATCCAAAACCAGTTTGCAAATAGATAACATCCGCTTTAGCATAGTATTCAGGTTTAACTCCGGGGGTTAGGTGTACACCAATAGGTTTATTAACACCTTTGTTTCTAAGGTTCTGTATCAGTACGTTTACCTCTTGTGCTGAGTAATACTCATCGCACTCAAGACATACAACGTAGTGACTGACTAGATCATCCACTGCATCTACTACTTGATTCTGATAGTCTATCTGATTTTGTAGTCCCTGCCTGTACGCTTGCGGACTGTCATCAGATATAAGCCACATTACAGGAGCCAGATTTTTATTACGCAACCTATTAAGACGATCACGCCAAGCAACTCTATTAACACTGCTTACCTCTTTNAACGAAGAGTCATAACTTCTAGCCATCACATCANCGTGTGTATCACCATTAGCGTTTAACTTCTCTATAACTACATCACGCCAGTGATTGCTTGTCTCATCTGACAGCCAGTTTAATGTACTGTACTTGTTCCTCTCTATTAGGAATGTAGACTTGTAGTCTGCATATAGATTAGAGTTTAGTCCAAGCGCCCCCAATGTAAGCATAAATGCCAATACCGCTACCGGGATTCCAATTCGTACCATCCGCATATCTTATATCACCATCTCTAGGTTTGCCTCTACCACTTGCGATTGTAGTATTAGCAGGGTCTATGTTAGTCTGTTCTAATCGCATCACATCTAAGTTAAAGATAATATCCGACAATCTGTTTAGTTCGCTAAACAAGTAATCAGACAAGTTCTCATTGTTTACTGGAGCAGGGTTAGGTGTCCATCTGTTAACTGATTTAATATTTTTAACTGGAGCATTAGCCATAACTTCTCAAACCCCTTATTCCACGTTGCTGAACCTCAAACGCTACACCATGAAGTTTCCAATCTATGTCAGTAGTAGACTCTACTTTAATACCAAAGTATTTACCAGTTATTCGACACGATACTTTAGACTGAGTATTAGGATTAAAGGTTACAGGACCCTCCCATGTTATACCTTGTTCTGTGCTGATTTGTCTACCAACGTAAACATTGACAGTGTTATTTCCTGAAACTTCAATCTGAGGGTAAACGGCAGATACAAATTTAATAGACTGAGGATCGTCCAAATCGATTCCCGTTCTCTCAATAAAAGATGTCATGTTAGCCCCATCTTTAGTATTGCCAAAACTATCCCTGAATATTTTAGTGTTAGTTACATCACAGAATACTAAGTTCTTTTTAACATTATCGTAGTTACGCTCACCCCAATGACCAGTTCCTAAATCCCACTCTTCTGTGCTAGTATCCCACGTAGCACCTGCTGTTATATCTATAATGCCATCATGTATGTAAGAAGTATCTGGCAAATCCCTGAATGAGAAAGTGTTATCTTTCCAGTTCCATATAAGGGCTTTGTCTACCACTTCACTGCCAGAACTAGGGAAACAAGCAAGCATTTCATTTCGAACATAATCTGCCGCAACAAAACACTTTTCATAGTTTTCACCAGACAAGTCTTCAAACATTGCCCTGCGTACTTTGTTAGGAAGTAATGGCGTTACAGTCTGACCATTGCATATGTAGCAATCACTGTTGCCTATAAAGAAATGACCACCATCAAACTCTTTGATAGCCTCTTTAGACAACGCACCAACAGTAGGGCTAAGAAGTTTAAATGAGAATATGTAGGGAGTTCCTACATAGTTCATAATGTAAATAGAATCTTCTTTGTAAATTAAGAATGAGTCACCCAGTGGTAAGCCGTCTACAATGTCTCCGGGCGTATCAGATAACTCATACTCACCTGCATCTAGAGTGGCATCAGTCTCATCCCATGTAGAAGGAGCAGAACCGTACGAAGCCTCAGTAGACCATTTAACTAATCGTGGTTCTGGATTAGCCCTGTTCCAATTAAGACCTACAAGAAATGTTCTAAATGATCTAATAGACTTGCATGAAAAAGAAGAGTTAGGCCAATTAGATAAAGCGGCAAAAGGCGTTCCAGTGCTAGGTATACCACTAGATAAAGGCCACATCTGTGGCTCATCAAATCCATTGGTAGCAACTACAAGACCATTAAGGTTTGTGGCAGTCCATCTTTTGCTAGAAGTGTTAGCCCCATATGCTCCAGAAGACCTAGTTACATCAACCCATGTAGAGCCAGTGTATACTGCTATAGCAGCAGAACCGTATGCTATCCAGTAGTAAAGCCCTGCTGCGGTCAAGTATGGATGAATGTAGTAAGGAGCAAACGGACAAGTAGCCATCACTTCCTGATAACCTGCGACNTTCTTTACGCCGTTATCAAGAAATCTTACATTGTTTCCNTCAGACCATGCNCCTTGTGGAAGATTATAAGGAGGTATATCCTTTATTATTCCTACGGAGCCTACGTTGTCAAAAGGTATTAATGGCATTTATTCTGGTGGCGTGGGCCATGTAATGTTAAATGGATCAGGTTGATCTGTTATATTTCTTAAAGCCTGACGATATACTTCCCACTGCTCTCTTTCAGAATCAGACATTGGAACGTCAGTTAGAACAGTCCAATCACAAGCAACAAGTTTACCCTTGCGTTCCGCTTTAACCACATTCCATTGCTCTGGGTCTTGTCCCGCCTGAACTGTTGACCATGTTGGTTTTTTTGATGAGTCATTGTATACAACATTACTGTTGTAGTCTGACTCATTTTCTACTGATCCGTATATACCAAACCCTTCATTCGGAACTGCGGCCCAAAGAATGTTGCTAAGTGTTACGTTATTCATTCTTCAATCTCCCAAACCATCATTGTCCCATTATGAAAAGTAGTTCCACCTGCTGATGCTAACGGTTGTTTTGACCAAATATCAAAAGTATTTAAACCAACAGCACTAGCAGTATCAGGTCTATTTGCAGGAATTACTTTCCAAAGATGTGAAAATCCAAATCCAAATTCTTCTGTAGATAATCCAGAATCAACTTTAGATTTAATATCGCCTACAAGAATGTTATCTGTAGTTCCAGTAATTAAAGTTCCAGAAGTATTTGCTAACTTAATATAAGTATATTGATGATCGCTTGCGCCACCCCATGATGAAAAAATATCATTCATTCCATCAACTTGAATATACAAATTAGAAGAAGCAGAAATACAAGTATGAGCAATTGACCATCCTACATCTACATAAGTATCTGATCTAAAGGTAGATGATGTTGCTTGAATGGCGTGAGTGGTTTTAAGAAGTCTGCCTTCTGGCGCTGTTAAAATTACCCAATCACTGTTTGCTTCGTTTCTAATTTTTACTAGATTAGTTGTGGTGTCAAACCAAATTAATCCCGCTGTAGGTTGGGCTAGGTGCTGAAGCAGAAGTATGAATACCGTTGATAGCCTCATCAGCATTAGGTAGTGTATTTTTTAAAACAGTTTTAATTAATCTAAGGTGATCGTCACCCTGACTAATTGCATCCGTACCTGTAGGGTTAGTGTCTACTAATCCGCTAATAAATGTTGCGCTTTCTAATGCCATATTTTAACCTTTAGGGTATTTTGTTTTTACTGCCTGTCGTATTCCTTCCAACGCAGTGACAGATGCCATGCGTTCTTCGACTACACCTTCCCATATAGCAACAACCAGTTCGTCAATAGATGGATACTCCTCCAAGCGATCACGTTTATATTGCGTTGCTTCTTGCTCTGCTTGCAATCGTGCGACTTCTGCATTGATTTCATCTTCAGTGGGACAAGGTAAGGTTTCGTGAAACCAAGTAACCACATCATCGGCAACCACATAGCCACCGCCGACCTGACGGGCAAGCGAACTTAAGGCTTCAAGGTATGCCTTGCCAAGATAGTCGCTCATGATGCCACCTCCATTGCGTTGATAAACCTGTACGATCCCGTACCGTCTGCAAACTGAATGGTGGTGTTGTTAGATGTTGAAACATATATCTGGTAGTCAACAGGTAGCGTTGTATTATGGCTTGAATCCACATAAAACATACTGAATGGGGTTAAAGCATTGGACGTTGAACCATATCCCGCATTGACTATAGGCACAGTAGAGGCTTGAGCATCAATATCAACATACCCACCGCCATTGATTTGGCGATAAACTTTACACCTTCCGGTGTACTGGGTTCCTGCCCCGTAATTAACGTAATTACTTCCAATGCTAATTATTACTTTTGAACTAGACTCTTCAGGTGTTAGGCTAATATTCCATGTGCTACCGGCGCTTGCATAACTTGTAACATTGTCAACCTGAATAAGACCGGTGTAACCTTGCTTGTTCTGAAATTGCAATACCTTCCCAGTCGTTAGTCCTGAAACAGTTGCACCAGTAACGTCTAAAGTGCCATTAACATCTATCGTTCCACCACTGGGAATCGTAAACGTATCGCCCGAATCTCCAAATGTGAAATCCGTACCTGCGGCAGGGCTAATCTTGTTTGATTTGATCTCACTAGCCATCATTCAACTCCCATGATTGCGTTTCTTCGTTCCAACT